GCAAGGTGAAGTGAATCTCCGTTGACGCAGATGCCGGATTGGGAGAGCGTGGACGCGGTGAGGCCGGTGCTCGCGCTGCCCATAGGGATGGTGCCGGCAGAAATGTTTTTGGAATTAATATAGCCGTTTGCATCAGAATAAACGACTCCAGTGTTTGAAGTTGCTAAATGGCTAAAAGCAAGGCCACTGCCCCACCACGCTGCCACCTGAGCGCTGCCAATGTATAAACTAATCTGATCGGGAGAGCCAATAGTGAGTCCAGTCAGCCCTCCAATAACCTTAAAGAAATTATCCCCAACAGCCGTAACGTCTGGTACGGAGAATCCGTTGACAGCTTTTATTCCTTTTGTAAAACACTGAGTATCAACGTGGGCATAAAGGGTGTCTCGAAGATAAGTAGAAGTCCCAAGTTGTTGATTGTCGATTGTAAGAAGATGATCCCCATTAATGCCCGACATTAATCCCGCATCAATGTATATCGACCCTGGGCCACCATATGAGCTAAGAATAAGACAGTTGCTTGCCGTTACATAGAGGTTGTTGCCGGCTTCTAATTTAGCATCCAGATCGTTAGACCCATACGGAGCAAGCGAGATTCCGCGGTCGGCTCCAAGAAATATTCCAGCAACCTCATTGAGCCACCCATGGATATATCCGCTATCACCAAAAACATGTCCACCCATTACCTGGTGCGATGAGGCCGCGGTATCGGCGACGCCGTGAAGCGGCCCCCACCAACCGATTGAGGAGTGACCTCCTTTTGTCAAATCAAGAGAGTCCCCAAAAACGTGCTTGAAGTTCCATTCCGCAAAGCCGGTAGCGTCGACGAGAGAGCCGTTATTGGCTATCGCCATTACATTGATGACGCCGGAGCCGCCGTACATTTGGAGCACCATTCGGGACGCGTCAAGCGAGTTGCCGAGGACTATCGAGTGTCCAGAGGGATTCCTGATTACTATACCGGTGCATCCGTCAATATTGAAATTCGCGCCCGGGAGAGGATACGCCATGTCTCCCTGGTACGCTCGTACGGTGGGGAACTTGATGAGGGACGGAGTAATAACGGGATTGATCCAGCTCGCGTTCGTTGTGTCACCCACAAGCTGGTAGGTTACGGAGTCATCCGTTTCGTAAACGAGCATTCCGACTTCGCGCCGCAAGGCAGGAATGGCATGAATGGCGTCCGCGTTCGGCATTGGGCGAAAGCCCCCGCGCCCCCAAAGATCATTATGCGTCGGATAGGTGTCGCTGCTGTCCGTGGGCGTTATGCCGCTTCCGACGTTTATTCCCGGAGGCGGCAAGCTTCCGTAAAGCAACGTCGCGAGGAGCAATAGAAAGGACAGCGCGTTTCTCATTCTAGTCCCCCGTCGCCGTGAGGGTGATCGTACCGCCGTTCGTATTCGGCGAGGTATAGACCGTGTACGACTGTGTGTTTCCATAGGCGTTGGTGATCGTCACGCTCGTCTTGAGCCAGGTTGCCGGCAATGAATTAACAGTGAGGGCCACGTTACCCCAGCTTGCCGGATAGGAATAATACGGATAATTGCCGCCTCCCGCGATCCCCGTCGCCCCGAGCGATCGGTATCCGGCGCCGATGTATGACCACCCAGAAGTTCCAGCCTGTACGTCGGCGGCAGTGGGTGCGGCATCCGGCGATGACCCATAGAATTTTTGGATGTAGAAATAGACGCAGGTCGACGCGGCCGCCGCGTTCTTCCCGTCGGAGCCCCACAGCGTAAAACAATAGTCCGACGTAAGATTGAGAGAGGTAAACGCGTGGCTGCGATCGGAAAGCGCCGGCGTGCAGCCCGTGAGCGTCTGGCTCGTTATTGCAGATCCGGTCCATGCCCAGGTGACCGTCACAGAATTGACGGTCTGCCCAAGGTAGTTTCCGGGAGATGAGTTTGACAACGAGGAAACCGACGGCGGCGTATATAGGGCCACCGTGTAGGTGTTTGCGGCCTGTGATACCGTGATGCCGTTGCCGGCAGCAACGATCGTGCTCGCACCGCCGCTGCCCACAATCAGATGCCCATGCGCGTCCGTCGCAACGCTCGCGGCATTGAGCAGCCCGGAGTCCTGGAGCATGACGCCGGCGCGCAAGGTGTCGTTGCGTGTGGTGGCGCCCCACAATCCCGCGCAAAGGAGAATCAGGGCGCAAAAAGCTGTGCGCCAGTATCTATCCATGTAGTTCCGCCGTCGGTTGATTGTTGAACAATTACCACGTTGTCCCCATGCGGCACGTTGAACCGCAATAAGGGAAGGCCGTTTTGCCCGCTGCCGGGGATTGTGCCGGCGACTGCGGCATCGATCTCCGGCATTATCGCGTTTGCCAAGGCCTCCGCGAGTGCCTTGGCTGGGTGATAGGTTTCCCCCTCTGCGTCGGGTGGAAGGTTCCAATCCTGTGCTGCAGGAGGCACGTAATGACGCCCCATCGCCGTATGGATAATCGCTTCCATTTCGGAGATAATGCGCGCTCGTAGGGTGTCTATGCTCATGGGTCACAGCGTTGCCTTTACAGTTTGTGAAGTAACCGCGTGCGGCGCTCCGGTAAGAGAGCAGCTGCAGGCGCCTGTCACGATGCCCAGGGCTGTATCGAGCGCCACGCCGCCCATCTTGACGACAGGAGCGCTCACGTCGACCTCGCCGTTTGCCGTGATGCAGACCTTTCCAAGCGTTCCGTTGGCCGTGATATTGATGGTACCCGGATTCTCCGAATCTCCCGCGACCACGTCTATTTCCCGTCCGCTCTTCATGTGGACCTTGTCGCCGTCGGAATTGTGCATCACCGCTTCTCCCGGCTGCAGCGTAATCGTGTAGCGCGAATCGTCGGTTCCGATTATTACCATGTTGTCGCCGAAGCGAACCAAGATCGCCTGCGCATTATCGTTGGGACGCGAGCGAAATCCGAACTGCTGCACAAATGCTCTTGCCCCATATTTTGCATAGCGGCCGGCGAAGACGGCGGTCCGATAGGCAGCGTCCGTGACGTTGGAAATTGTGCCCTTTATCATCATGCGAGCCCGCCCTTACCGAGGCGTAGCTGCGTCTCCGAACCGTTCTCTTTGCTGCCGGTAAATGTGCGGCCATATAAAAGAAGATCGCCCCGGAAGCCGAGATCCTCATCGTTCACCGAGACAAAATTATTGATAGCCCAATTTGCGCCGCCCTGGCTGTGCCCGGCGACCTTGTAGACAAAAGAAAGCATATCGCGCCGCATTTTTTCCATGGTGTAGGAGGCAAGATCCTGTGGGCTTTCCTCGTCCGCGCCGTTCTGCGTAACGACAAGCGGCTTGTAGATGGTTGACGGGAAATCTGAATTGTGAAGCGTGGCGTCGGCGTCGCTATTGAATTGCCCCCCGCCGGCGCCCTGGGATACCACGATAACGTCGGATGCGGCTTTCGAAATGTCCTCGCGGTAGACGAGAGATTTTACGTTGTTGCCTTTTCCGTCGAGCCGGCGCGTGAGGGTAAAGCGGGGATCGCCCGAGAGGCGGCGCGATTTCGGTTTCCCAAAAATGAGCGTTCCGTCGGCAAGGCTGTAAAAGACGAGATTGCGCATCGATCCGTACCGGCTAAGCACCTCAAATATCTTCATTCCAGGTTCGACTTGGAGCTGCCCCAGGGGAACGCCGTTCTTGACGCCTGCTTGCATAATGATGTTTTTACGGGAGATAAAGGGGAGTTTTCTAACCATTTGACGGGCGGCGGCCACTATGGTTGTGTCTTCCAGCACGTCACAATCGGACAACTCGCAGCACGCGTCCACGAGCAGGCCCATGAGGTCCCGGCCGGAAATCTTGAGGGAGCGCGTCCCCTTTTCGTCGTTCCGCTCTATTGTCTCGATAACGCCATTGAGTTCGACGTGTCCATTGACAAGGAGCTTGCACGGCATTCCCGTTTTGAAGGGGATGTTCTTACGCTTCATTTCGGGACCGGATATTTCGAATGTAAATGCACAGGCCGAGAAAAGAAGGTCCGAGTCGATCGAATACGATTCGAAGTTCGCCACCTGCATGCCGTTGAATTGGAGAGCGACGCTATCCTGCCGCATAGACGCTCACCTTCCCTCGCGTGAAGCTCGGATTGTAAATGTCGTTGATGGACACGATGCGATCGGCCATGCGGTAGGGCAAGCCCCGGCGCAGGCAAACCACGAAAAGGGGGAGCGCGGGCTCGACATCGATGTCGACGATCTTTTCCATTTCCAGCTTTACGTTTGACACATAGGAGAGAAGGGCCGAGCACATATCCTTTATTGCCGGCACTTCCCGCGTGGCGAGCGGATCCGGCTGGCCATACACGCCGAGTTGCTCCTGGCAAAGCTGGCGGACCATGGCGAGGGAATGCTCCAGTTCGCGAACGTTCATGATGTTTGGGATATCCGGTGGCGGCGTATAGTTGCCTTCCATGTCCCAGGGGTCCACGTTCTCCGCCTGGCGCATAGCATTGCGGCCATCTTCGTCGGCATCGAATATCTGGGAGGCGACTACGCAGAGCTGCTGCGCGGCCGACAAACCGAACTGCTGCCCCAAAATGATCCCGGCCTGCGAATTGAGGTCGGCCGAGGCTCCCACGGTGAGCATGGACTTTGGGGTCGTTTGTATGGTCGCCTTCATGGACCGAAACGCATTGCAGAGGCTATTGATAAGCGCAACCGGCGACTGCGTTACGGCCTGGTTTGCGACAGCAATACGCGCCGCGCAATTCGCCGCGGCTCCTACGAGCCTGCCGGGCAGCGACGTACCATAGTCGACCGTGGAGACCACGGCGTCGGCCGCGAGCTCGAAGCTGGACAGCGTTCCCTCGAATGTTGCCACGCCTGCCTCTACAAGCGCCGTGAGCGAATGCAGGGCCCCGCGCAGGCTTCCGAGAGCAAGGGTCATTTGTTGGAGCTGGCCGGAAAGAAAGGATTGCTCTATGGACTCCGTAGACGTGGGAGGCACAGCCGAGAATGTTGCGAGATCGGAATTGTCCTCGATGAAGGTGATATCGATTTCGCAGCAATCCAACCCGTCGTCGTGAACCACGCGCGCGCTCTTGACCATGCCGAACACCGGACCATATGCCGGATGGGTGAACTCGGAGAGATTCGGCTTTTGTCTATCGCGCAGGAAAGCCTTGTGCTTTTCGTAGTTCGGGCCGTTCCAGTATGTATGCAGCTCGATGCGGCGAGCGGTTTGTCCGTCGTTTTCCAACTGCGCGCCGTTGCTTCGAAGGAAGACGTGCTCGACGATCGCACTTTCGAAACCATCCGAAACGGTGGACGCTTCGATGTGATGCCCGTCTATGGAAATCGGAAATCGGTCGGCCATTATTCGTCGCTCCCGAAATTAGCGCTGTCGGAAACCGATGCAGTGGAGAACCTGCCGCGGCCCTTTTCTACCGTGCGCACGCCGGGGACCTTCCTGCCGTCTACATAAACGTCCACATGCGTCTCTTGCTTATGAAGAACTGACGAGGGAGCGTTCGATCCACCCCCCGTTGCCGAAAGGCCGTTATCACGATAGCGAAGAAGGTCGTCGGCGTTGAAAGACGCGCCCGATGCGGAACCTCCCTGAAGGCTGAACCCGCCGCGCAGGGCGTTGGCGCCCTTACGGTATTTCTCCTGCGTCGCGGCCCAAAGACTAACGCCCAGGGCGACTGCAGAAATTCCAATAATGCCCAGGCCTGCCGCGCCGATCCCCTTAGCCGCGACATCCGCGCCAGGAACCGCTACAGGAGCGTTTCCACCGATTCCCGCCGCTCCCGCTTCCGAGAAATTGACAACATAGACCGGTTGCACTCCCGCGCCTTTGAGCATAGACCCTTCCGCCACGCCGCCGGCGAGTCCCGCCTTTCCCCCGAGGAATTTGCTGAGGAGGCTCGATCCCGCCCTTCCCGCCATGCGGCCGCCCAGCCATGCCGTGAGCGTGGCCGCGGTACCGACCCCGGCCATCTGCCAGCCGTTGAGCCCTTGTTTGTCCATTGCCCATTGCAGGGTCTTGGAGATTACGCCGTTGACGGGCTGCGCGAACTGATCGCCGGCGTGCTGCATAAGCACGCCGAGGCGCTTTGCGGACGCCTCAGCGTCGTTGATCGCCCCCGGGACCTGGTGCTCGATCTTGTCGGCCGACGTGCCCAGATCCTTGCCGATCGACCCAAGGGAATTTACGGCGCCGCTCTCAAAGATGAACCCGAGATCGCGCATTGCCTTTGCCCCGCCGCCGCCGGATAGCCTGAAAAGCAAATGCGACCGGCCTTTTGCGTCGAGCTTCTCATAGTTTTTGTCTATGTCTTTGAAAATTTCGAGAGGGTCGCGCCGGTTGCCCGAGTCGTCGAACAACTTGACGCCGTGCATGCGGCGGATCATTCTAAGGTTTGTAAATAGCGCAAGCGTGGTACTTGCCAGGCTTGCCATTTGATCAGGGTTCTTTGAAACCTGCCCGAGCATGCCCACAAATTTGAGAGCGCTGTCGGCTCCCATGCCGCTCATGCTTGCCGGCATTGCGATCTGATTCATGATAGACGCCACATTGGCAAGGCCGCCCGATCCCTTTCCCATGGCGGCCATCTTGTTGAGCAGGTCGGATGCCGCTTTCGGCTTTGTCAAGTCGATGTTGAACGCGTCGGCCGTGACGCTCATGGAGCGTCCCAGGTCGTCGGCGTCGGCGCCGGTAACGGCAACGGCGGAGTTTACCGCCTTGATCGATTCCCTCGCCGCGTCCCACGAGCCGGTATACTTGACAAGCGAGTGGAAGGATTCTTCGAGCTCACCCGGGCCGATCCCGGTCTTTTCTCCCAGGCCCATGAGCTCGGCGGTCATGGAGTGCGCTTCGGCGCGCGTTTTGCCCGCGGAGAGAGCGACCTGGGTCAGAGAGTGGTTTATCTTGGCCGAGTCCATGAGGATCTTCGCGGCGCCGATGCCGACGCCGATCTTGGCCGCGTTGCCAAGCGCGCCGTTCCACGCGCGCCCCATGGAATTAAAGTCGCTTTGAGCCTGGGTTTTGAGCTTGTTAATTGAGGATTGAGAAGATCGAACCGTCTCCTGCAGGGAGCGGTTACCGGCCAGAATTTCGAGGTACAGAGTCCATTTTTTGTCGCTCATCCTGGCACCTGAGTCTTGTAGGTTTTGACCCGAAGGCCACCGGCCTTGACAGGAAAGCAGATTCCCGCGAATGCATAATATTCGGCCTCATCCATTTCAAGGATTTCCGAGTAGGAAAATCCCTGCTTCATCATCGCCAGAACGAGCATCCGCTTTTTTTTTAATCTGTCCTCTGCCAGTTGTGCTTTTTTTTTAGATATTCCCTGGCGTCGTAGAGCCGCCCCAGATCCTCGTCGTAGAGTTCCCCGAGGAGAACCACGTCGACCTTCTCCCTGGGAATTTCCGATATGAACTCGCCATTTTTGTCGACGGTCCCAAATTTCACTATCGCCTTGACGAGCGAAGCGACGGACGTATAGGTGATCCCCTTGCCCGGCGCTTCGGCTTCTACCTCGAACGAATCCCTGGTCTTGGCTGCCCGGATCACGACAGCCCTGTGCATTTTCCCTTCGAAGGGCACGCCGACCACGAGGTTGACGGTTTCGGTGAGCATGGTCTTCTATTCCGGGGTTCGGTTGACGGCCCACCATTCGATGGTGGAAACCTTTTCGTTCTCATCGTCCAGGGTGTATTCCCCAACGTCCAGGACCGCCGCGGGAGCGAACGTTACCCGGTCGCCGCCTTCTTCGTCGACAGTAACGGTCTTCCCCTTCATGCCCTCAAAGTCGAGCGTCGCAACGCCCTGCTGATAGGGCCAGTCGAAGGAAAAAAGGTGCTGCGCCGTGGTGTCGATCACGTCGCTGCCTTTCATGTACTTCACGACCTTGCGAACCGTGCGCGCCTTCTCCTTGAAATTTTTCACCCGGATCTTCTGGCCGTCGAGCTCAACGTCGCAACGCGATACTTCCATGGTGTCCCCTTATCGTTGATAAAAGATAAGATGTCCGCTATAAAAAATCTTCCGAACGGTTCGGATCAATAATACAGATCGAATCGCGCGCAGATCCTCTGCAGGCCCGGAATGATGGGTGACGGCACGGTCACGTTCACGCGCGTGGGGTCGCTCGCGTCCTTCTCGGCCGTGAATTTGTCCTGGTACTGCGCCACGCCCGTAACGCCCATCTGCGCGTCTTCGCATTGCTGCGCCACAAAGAGCGCCTGGGTCTTGACGGCCGCAGGCGTGCTCACCAGGTTCTTTGCCTGCGCGAAAACCTGTTTGCAACGTTGGACAAACGCGAACCGGAAATAGTCCCAGCCCGTGATTGTGGTAACGTCGAGCATGCGGGCATCCGAAACGTTTGTGGTGATGGATCGCTTCACGGCGACGCAACTTTGCTCGTCCACGATGAGCGGCGATACGCCCGCCCAGAGCAGTTCCTCGATCTCCGTGTCGTTGAATTGCGACGGCACCAGGGGCACATTGAGGCCAAAGACCTGGCAGCCGTTGAGCGGTAGCGACGGATCGTCCACATACGTCGCAAGGGCCATATATGCCGCGGCAATGTCGTATCCCGGTGACAGCGATCCGCGCAGGTAGTGGCACTGGATGCGCTCGTAATCGACGGCTTCGGCGAGCGCGGTGACGGTCGCAAGCGTGGCGTTGTTCGTACCGAACATGCCGATGGCGAACTTGGTGGAGGCCGTTCCGCAGATCGATTTGAGATGCGTGGAAAGTGTGCCCAGGCTCGTTGAGTCGTTGAGCGAAATAGCAATTTTGTGATATCGACTCCCCGCAAAACTGTCGAGCGCGTCGGAAAGGCTCGTGGGATCGACCGTACCCCCGGTCATGGCGGTCACCACTCCGGTGATGCCCAGGCTCGGCGTTATCTCCACAGAGATCTGGATGTCGTTGCCGCAGGTGCCGAGGTTCTTGCTTATTAAGGCAATCGTCCCGAGCGCTCCGGCGACGCGGTCAAACATGACGGGCAGGTCGTCGAACTGCGTATCGAGCTGGCCCTTGACGGCCAGGGCGATCACGGCGGCCGTGTCGCCGCTGTTGAATCCCGCCTCCGCGTATTCGTTGCCGATGTTGATGCGCACCGACCCCGAGCCCGTTGCGGTACCGCCCAAGGCGACGCTCCCGGCTGCCGCGTTGCCCGCGCCGTCGTCCATGGCCGTGGCATTGAGGTCGATAACGCCGTAATTGTCGGCGGTGGCGAGCGCTGCCTTTACCATCCGGTAAAGCACACTGCCCAGCCCGAAATACGATCCGGCGTCGCCCAGTGCGGCGATAGCCGTGGGAACTTTCTGCGCCACGGTTCCAGCGGGGAACGCGAAGAAATTCCAGCTATCGCCGGCAACGTGGTTTGCCGCTCCGCCGAATTTTATGGTGATGCCCTGGCCGATTGCCGTGTTCGCGCTCGCGCACTCCGTCATGCCCGACCATGTTGCTCCGCCGTCGAGACTGGCCTCGAACATGTCGGGCCCCAGTGCAGTAATTTTCACGACCACCTCCAGCTTGGCGGTTCCCGTGAAGACGGCGTTCGTTCCGAGGATGCAGTCGTTCACGCCGCAAGGGGTCGTGGCGCCCGGTATAAACGACGGCGTGCTGATGAGCGCGCTCATGCGCTGGCCCACGAGCATCCCGCGCTGCTCGGTTGACGCGAGGGAAAGGCTTCCGGTGGAGAGATTCGCCTCCGTCTCGATGCCGGGGGTGCGCCTGGAGTTGGAAATCTGCTTGAATGTTATGGGCATTTGTCGCCGCCTTTCTTTTTGTCAATTGTCCGGGTGGGGCGGGTTTCAAACCCGCCTGTACTACGAATTCAATGCAATGTCGTCTTCTGCGTCCGCCGGCGCATCCGTCCCGGCCGCGTCCGGGGTCAGGTAATAGGATGCCGCGATGGTGACCAGGTCGGCCGCTTCTTCGTCGCTTGCGGCCGTTATATCCGCCTCGGTCCCAAAGTCGATGCGAAACCCGAGCTTTTGCGCCGCCCGCAGTTCGGAATCCGTTACTTCCGGCGCTCCCGTGGGTATGAGCGGCTTAATCGCCAGGCCAAGATTTTGCGCCTGCAGGAGCTGCAAGACGGCCAGCACGAGCGCATGCGCGCCGGCGCGACGTTGCTTTTGTCCGGCCAGGTTCGCGTCGAGCACGATAATGCTCAGCTTGATTGCGCCTTTGTAAAGATCATGGGCAACGCGCACAATCGACTGATACGAGGCCGCCGCGTAGATGCCCGGCGTGGCGATGTTGACCGGCTCGGCCGCGACGTCGAAATCCTTAACGGGCTTCGCGCCTGCGGGCCACTTGCTTTTGACAAGAGCGATCGCCGCGGCTTCGATCTGTTCGAGTCCTACGTCGGCCATCCGCGTTTCCTATCTCGCCGTATCGGCTCCGCACCTGGACTTCCAGTATGCGGCCGCATTGTACAAATCCTGCAGGAGCGCAGGCGTTATTTCGTAATTACCGTCCGGCAGTGATTTGACCGTCTTGTCGGATTGGATCACCACTATTCGGGGCGAGCACGTCGTCGATAACAGCGCTGAGACGCTTATCGTCACGAGCAGCAAAAGCCTTATTGAATGCCTGCGTTTCTGCATTGTCAACCCCTGCCGGTGTTTGTTTGGTCTTGATCGCGGCGTCGTACTTTCCCTCCCAGTAGGTAACCTGGTCGAAGAAAAGCACGATCGCCTTGATGATATCGGACAACATTTTCGCTATGCCTGAGCGCCGGGAGCTGCCGCGGGGGCTGCCGCCGGATCCGGCGCGGCCGGCGCCGCGGGCGGAGGGAGCTTCGCGAGCTTCTGGATCTTACCGTCAATTGCGATTTCCAGCGCCTGCAGGGCCTTGCCCTTGGTTATCAGGCTGGCGCTGCCGGTGTCGATAAGGATAGACGAAACGGAATTGACAATGGCATTGAAGTCCGCTATTTCCTGCCAGCCGGCGGTGGCGATTATCGCGCGGTTGTGCTGTACGAATAGCATGATGGCGTTGATTGCATCGTGCGAATTCTGCACCTCTTTTGCCGCCCTGCCCAGGAAAGAAGCGTTCTTGAAGCCCAGCGCAGAACCCACAGCCAGGACCCCACCGACCGCGGCGAAGATTGTGTTTGCCCACGCGGGCGACGCGGGAGCGGCGGTCGCAGCGGCCTGCGCGCATGCTATGCCGAAAAGACCGCCGAGAAGAACAATTGCCGCGACGAAAGCAGGAAATTTGACGCGATTCATGGGAACCTCCTGGTTGTTTAGGGGCAGATTTGAAACCAGCCCTTACGATTTACAAAACGATTTCGATGTGATACGCCGGATCCTCCGGCGGTTTGAGAAATTTGTCTATCGATGCGTTGAGAGATACCGCCGCGCAAAAGTCGTCGCGCTGATCCTCCGGTATCGAGCTGGGCGCCACGTCGAAGACGGAGAGCTTTGCCGCGTCGCCCACGCAGTGATGCGAAACATTCTGCGGCCCGACCTTGGTAATTTCGCGCGCCATCTCGGTCTGGATCCATTCCGGCGTCTGGCCGATGGACAACAGGTTGACGTATACATCGATCACCAGGTTGCCCGGGCCTTTGTAGAGTTTGCGCTGGGCGTCCACGCCCTTTCCTTGTCCGGCTCCGGCCAGGTTCTCGTACATCGCATGCGCCTGCTCTTCGGGTGTGCGCACCGTGCTCGTGACGAGCGCGCTTTTGAGTCCAACCGTGTCGAGGATCTCCGTTAGTATGTTCTCCGCCTTTTCCGGGAGAGGCCTGCTAACGCTATCTGAATATTTCACTTTGGCACCCATTAAAACCTCCTTAAAACGTCTTCGGTAAAAACCTGGCTGTCGGCCGTCTTATTCGTAACGAACCTGGGCGGCGGCGCGATATTGTCGTAAAGCTGAATCTCGCCTTCCTGGATTGACTTGAGCGTCTTGATCGCGGCATTATACCGCCGGTCCTGCTCCGGGCTCATGGCGATTTCCTTCTTGCGCATCATGCAGAAGTAAATCGTGAGATCCGCCGAGATGTCCGAAATGATATCGGGGATCGGGTCCAGGGGAACGGTATACCGTCCCCGGCAATACGAATCGATGAGGGTCTGCGCCATGTGTGCCGCATCGATCACCCGGCCATATGCCTTGTTGGGCGGACTCTGGACTATGGCTCCCTCGTCGTCGTCGTCGACGAGCTGGAGCAGGTCCGCGTCGGATATGTGCGTATTGAGATCGGTAAGAACGGTGTACACGATTACTCATTGTTGA